CCGACGGGCGAGACCGGTTGCTTCAGTCGCTCCCTCGAACATGGTTGCCACGAAGTTGCTCCCAAGGCCGTAGCCAACGTTGGCTGAGCCCACCTTGCTGAACAGGTACGACCCGTCATCCAACAGCTCACGAGTAGCGTCGAAATATACGGTCGCGGTCTTGTCAACACCGGTGTAGATCTGCACGGCGATGGCAGTCCCGGCGCTATTCGGCCGGACGGCCCTGATCCCATGCTGCACCACGGCCGGCGTGGCCGGAGTAGTAGTCGCGTCAGCCTTGGCTTCCGTCTGCAAGAGATCCAGTACGACGTTGAGCAGGTTGCCCCTGGAGACCTGGATGACCTTCGCAGGTCCCGTGGACGTGTTGTAGTCAGCCGGCGTGGGGAACTGCACCATTGCACTCGGGAATATGTCGTTGGCGGAACAGGATCCAACGACACAGATCTGGTTGATGATGTACCACGCGACATCTGAGGGGGTCCTCGCAGTGATGTTCCAGTCGGCGGAGCTGATAGCGGCCGACAGTGACTGCAGCGCTGCGCGACGATCCAGGATGGACTCGAAAGACCTACCCCGGATCGTCACCTTCTGCGGTGAGTTCTTCTTCCGATCGATCTGATGTGTCTCCACGACCATGGCGATGTTGGACTCACGAAGAGTCACACGCGTGCCCTCGGGAAGAAGCGTCATGAAGCGACTGACGTCGCCACCCACCAGCTGAAACTCGCCGACGGTGTTGAAACGCTCGGTCCAGATGAGGCTGTCGTAGTTCTCGATCAGCTTCGACGGCTGGTTGTTCGCGTCCAGCGTCATGAGATCCATCAGGCAGTCCTCCTCCACATGTAGACCGTGAGATATGGCGGCATGTTGTTGTGACCCAATCCACCGCCAGCGGATGAGGCTGTATGGCCCTGAACATCGTGCTGGTGGCTCGATCCCGAACTCGAAACCACAGCCGTACCCGCAGTACCACCACCGCCGGCAGCGTTCTGGATGTCCGTTACTCGGTATGCGCTACCCGTTGCTGTGGTGGTCTGGGCATACTGGAAACCCATGTTGTGATTGTGACCAGCACCGGAGGTATTGGCCAACAGCGTGCCATCGGGTGTGACGGCGTTGTGCTGGTGAGTGGGGAGCTCAGTGTTGGTCAGGACGTGAGACTTCTCGCCGCCCGTGTCACCGACAGTGTCGAAGTCCACGTCTGCGGGGTTCTGACCCACGAGCATCTGACCTTGAGCGATCTGCACCCATGTGCCACCACCCAGAAGCGTTGCTGGGCTAGTTGAGGTGTAGCCCAAAAAGACGGAGTTGACAGGCCAAGCGGCCAAGGCGGGATTCCGACCCGTGATCCTGGTGACGGTCGCGGAGACCTTCTCCCGGTACGCCATCAGACACCCCACCAACGCGAACGGAAGTTGTAGGCAGTCATGACGACCTTGCCGTCGCCAACAGCCGCCCCGTAGGACCGGACCGTGTTCGCAGGGCGGTCCAGGTTGACCCACACCGAAGTGGGGTCCAGTGAAGCCATGATGTCGGTCGAACCGACCTTGATGTACCTCTCGCCCTTGCGGGTGTTGAGAGATATGATCTGGCCGACGGTGAATGCTCGGTTGAGGATCATCTTGTTGCCGTTGACGTCGAACGTGAAGACGCTGGTCGCGGTGTTGACCTTGAACGTGGCCTCGATCCCCGTACGAGCAGATCCGTCGTAGGCGACTGGGAGCGAACTCCAGCCCACGGCGTCTGCGTTGGAGACTGCCACGTCCGAGAACAAATATCCGTCCATGCAGACCATCGAGATCTGCGCGTCACGGCTTTGCGAGAAGTGATCGGTATCGATGCTCTCCGTGTAGCCCACGAAGTAGCGATCGGGCTTGACGTCGTCCTGGAGCAGCACCTTCACGCCATCGGCGCCCGGCTGGGGCTCGTAGAACGTGCGGTACAGGGTCTCGCGCAGGTCGCTGACGCCGATGTTGTTGACGTAGTCCGGGTTCATCTTCAAGGTGAGTACCGGGTTGAGCTTCTCAGCTCGCCGGCCTTGGTAGTAGCTTCCCTCACTGGCGTAGTCGCCGGTGTAGAGCCCCACCTTTGCCGAAGTGAGGCCCGAGATGCTCTTGACGATGAACATCTCCGAGGGGTCGACGTCCGTCACGTGGAGCGTCAGGGGGTTTGCGCTCTGAACGATGACTGTCTTGAGCATCTCGGGCCTCCTTCTTAGGCTGCAGCTCCCGCAAGCTTGTCTGCCGCGAATGTGAGCTGGTTGTTGGTCTGCCGGTAGATCTCAGCGTCACTGAGGGACTCCGGCGAGGAGTTGTACTGGTTGAACTGCACGGTCGCACCAGCCGCAGCAGCGGCGTAGGCAGCGTCGTACATGTCGCTGTAGTTGTTGTACGCAGCGGCAGCAGCGTCGGCGGATCCAAGGTCGATGACCTCGCCCGTTCCAACACTTCCACCTTGACTGGCGTTCGCGTCGTACTGTGCAGCATCGTCCAAGAACTGACGGGCCTGGTCTGCTTCCGCAAGAGCCTGTTCCGCCAGCTTGTTCGCGGCATCGAGATCCGTCAGGGCGAGCTTCTTCGCCTTCTTCAGATCTGCTTCTGCCTTCGCCTGGAGTTCTGCCGCCTGTTGACGACGCTTCTCTGCCTTCTCCGCATCCGTGAGCTTGTCAAACGCCTTGGCGTCGGCATCAGCCTTCGCCTCCTTGTCGAACTCCTTCTGGAATGCGGCAGCGGCTTCCTCGCCTGCCATCTTCTGGTACTTGAGTGCGTCGGCCGAGTTCTTCTTGGCCTTGGCGATGAGGTCGTTGGCCTTCTTGGCCTCTTCCCTCGCGATCTTCCGCTGGCGCTCGGCTTCCTTGAGGAGAGCCTTACGTTCCTTCTCGGATCCAGCGTGCTTGGCCTGTTCACGCAGGGCGTTGGCTTCGATCCGCGCAGCCTCTGCAGCCTTCTCGGCCTGCTTGGCTCCAGCGAGCTGGTTCTGGGCCTGGTTCGCCCTGATCTCTGCCCTCTGTGCGGAATCCGCCTTCTCCCAACGTTCCTTGGCCGCTGCTGCCTTGCGAGCCTGCTGTGCCTGCTGCTCCTCTTGACGCGCTTCCTTGGCGGCTTTCTTGGCCCGCTTCGAGAGCTGATTCGCAGCCTTGTTGTCTCCCTTGTCCTTGGTCCGCTGGGCAGACTTCTGGGCCCTAGCAGCCGCAGCCGCAAGACCGTTCGCCCTAGCCCTGGCCGCGATGGCCTGCTGGTCCAACTTCTGGAAGTACTTCGACACGTAGTCGTCAGCAACAGCGATCGCACCAGTGATCATGGACGCGACGGCAACGATCGCCGAAGAAGCATTGTCCTGAACACCCTTGGTGAGACCCATCACCATGAACTTGCCGATGTCACGGAAGACACGAGACGGTGAGAAGATCTTGGCGAGGCCCTTGGCCTTGCTGATCATCCCTCCGACCACGCCTCCAATGGCACTGTTGGCGTCACTGATCATGCTAGTGACTCCACCGATCAAGCCCTTGACCATGTTGACACCGACGTCCCTGCATGCATCGATCACGTCAGTAAGACCGCTACCGATTGCCCCGGACCCGCTACGAATAGCGGACGCCAGGTCATGCAGGAACTTCGCGATGAGTGCGATGCCCGCGTTTGCGAGACGGAAGGCGTTGGCCTCCAGTCCGTTCGCGAACTTGATGATGATGTCCACCGCTTGGGCGACCAAGGCACTGACTCGAGAGCCGATGCCAGCCATGAGCTTCACCAGGAAGGTGACGCCCAGGGTTGCGATCTCCGCAGCACGGCTTTGCAGCCCGTGGATGAATCCGATGAAGATGTCGACGCCAAGCCGAACCAGCTTCGGAATATACTTCCGAGCCATCTGATCGAGCTTGTTCAGCCACTCGGTAACGGTGTCACCGAACGACTTCTTCTTGTCTCCCGAACTCATCTCCTTCATGATCGCCTTGAAGAGGTCCTTGAACCCCTGGATGATCATCGGGACGGCCTTGACGATGGTGTCGATGATGGACTGCAGGATCGCGAGTACCGACTTCGACATGATGGGTGCCTGCAACGCAAGCGTCTGCAAGAACACACCCACCGCCACCGCCGCACCCGTCGCAAGAGCGGCGAACGCAGCCGTGCCAGCCGCGGCCAGAGTGACCGCAAGGGCCATGGCAGCAGCGAAGGCCAGCAGACCCACACCCAGAAGGGCGAAGCCTGCCGCCAATATGATCAGCACCGGAGCAACCGGAGCGATCGCATACAGGAACACGGTGAGGATGGCACCCAGTACGGCTACCGCGGCCGTCAAGAGAAGCAGTACGACTGCAGCCTTGCCGATCGATTCCCAGTCCACCTTGTTGAAGATCAGGCAGGCCAAAGCCAGTCCGACCATTCCTGCAGCAACTGCCAGGAACAGCCCAGCAGCGACCTCGCCTCCCACAGCCATGAGCAAGCCCAAGGATATGGTCAGCGCAAGGAGCACGACCGCAGCCTTTCCGATGCTCTCCCACTTGACGAGGGCGAACATGATCAGGGCGTTGGCCAGAGCCAGCATGCCTACAGAGGCACCAAGCAGCGCGAGGCCGACCTTGGCGATGCCCTCGTAAGGGATCATCGCCAGAGCACCGACCGCCAGGGTCAAGCCGCCGAGAACGACGCCTGCCTTGACGATGGAACCCCAGTCGACCAGCTTGAAGAGCAGCAGCGCACCTGCCAGGAGGATCATCGACGCAGCGGTGACCCCAATGGCGAATGCTCCAGCGATCAGGTTCTTGGCCGCGTGCTCGCCAAGGTTGCCCAATCCCTCCAGGACCTTCATCATCACGATCATCGAGCCGAGGCCCTTGATCAGCGACGTCCAGTCCACGTAGTTGAACAGGATGAGTGCAGCAGCCAGCAAGACCATCGATCCAGCCAGTGCGAGCATTGCAACAGAGAACGCGATCGTTCGACCGACCGTGCCCTTCTTGTCCAGCTTGTCCACCACATCCGCAAACGCGCTCATGCTCCGGTTGAGGATGAACCCCAACGCAGCCATGGCGGCAAGAGCCTGACCCAGCTCCTTGGCGGGGATCTTCGAGAGAACCCACAGGGAAGCGGCCAGAATGCCCAGAGCGATCGCGACGTTCAGGATGATCTTGGCAGTTGCCTCTCGCTTCTGCGCCTTGGCGAAGTCGGCCAGCGAGTTGCCGGTCTTGTCGAGCAGACCAGCGAAGCTTTCCCCGATCGCACCGAAGCCTTTGAAGGACTTGGTCAGTGTGTTCAGGAATCGCGACACGCTGATAGACATCGTGGCGAGAATGGCCAGGTTGAAAGCCTGTACGACGTCGGTCGGGCTGATCTTGCTGAGCCCTTCCTTGATCTTCGTCCACAGATTGCTGAATACGTCTCCTATTTTGACGCCTAGCGACAGAACTGCATCGAGGGCCGACTGCATCTTGGCTGCAGCGCTGCTGGCTCCCGATGCCGCACCACTTGCCGCCGAATCCGCTCCACCGAAGCTCGGAAGGGACGGAACAGACGGCAAACTGGGCAGATTCACCTTCGGAAGGTGGATGCCGCTGAAGGAATCCTTGAGAGACTTCCCCTTATTGAGGAGATCATCCACTCCGCTGACCGCTTGCTGCACCCAAGCCACGATCGACTGGATGAAGCCGAGGAATCCGCCCGCATTCGGGGCATCGATCTCGACGAGACCGACCGCTACCTCGATGAGGTCCTTCAGCCACCCGATGAGGGTGCTGACGATGGTAATTCCGTTGTGCAGGGCGGTGAAGAAGAGCACCAGGATGGGTGTGATGGCCGGGATGCCCTTCGACAGCCACAGGAGAGGCCGTGTAAGGAGCTCCAGGCCCGCTGAGATGCCGTACAGGGTCTTGCCGGCACCCTTGTTGCTCGATGGGAACGCGGTGTCCCAGGCGGTCCCTATGGCCTTGAGCAGGGCACCGATGGGGGACAGCACATTCTTGATGGCCTGGATGGTCTTCTCGAAACCACCCATTGCCCGCCAGGTCTTGAGGGCTGATGACACGAAGTTGAAGAAGTTCTTGACCACTCCGCCGATGGCGTTGGAGAAGCCGGTCCAGAAAGAGGTCGCCTGCTTCAGGTTTCCGAAGAGAGCCGTGAAGACCTGCGACCAACCAGAGCCGATCGACTCCTTGAGGGTGTCCATGAACGCGGAGAACGTACGAACCTGCTGTGCAGCGGCGAATGCCTTCTTGCCCAGGACCGTGTTCTTGTCCGCGTACTTGCCCAGCGCGGTGTTCAGGACTTCCGTGGTCGCCCACTGCTCCTGAAGACCGTCACGCCAGCCCTTGGTCGCCGAAACGAACTTGCCGGACTGCGTGAGGAACCCGTTGCCCTTGCGGGTCAGAGTTCCAGCCGCCACACCTGCCTCGAGCAGAGTGTCCTTGAACTTGATGGTGCCGAGGTTCGCGTTCTCGATCTGGTTCCAGTCCTGGAGCTGAACGAAGCCCAAAGACATCGACTGAGAGAACGCGTACATTGCTCGGTTAGCCTCTTCGGACGACGCACCTGCGAATGCCGCCGCGTTGGCGATACCCTTGATGGTCGTGACAGAGGTCTTCAGCGGAACACCCGCGTTGACGAACTTCTGGATCGCGTCGGTCATGTTGCCGAAGCTGTAGATCGTCTGGTCGCTGTAGTGGTTCAGCTGGTTGAGGTAGCCCTTGACAACGCCCGCGGACTTGCCGGTTGCGTTCATGATGACGTTCTGCTTGGTCAGCAGAGATTCGTACTCCGTGAAGCCCTGCTTGATCGGATCAAGAGTCAGAGCCTTGGCCATGTTCAGACCGGTGTTGACCACCTTGTTGGCGATCGTTGCGAGAGCCGTGGTGGTGACGATGGCCATCTTGGAGGCCGTGACACCAACCGTGCCCATCTGTGAAGAGAGGTCCAGAAGGCCTCTGCTCTTACCTGCACCGTCGACTGCCTTGTTGGTATCGGCCAACGCTTTCTGCGTGTCAGCCGCGCCCTTCATGAACGACTTGTTGTCGAACTGCATCCGTACGATGCGATCATCGGTAGAACTCATGCCTTCTGCACCTCCTTCCAGACTGCGTCGGCGATCTCGTCAAATATGGCTCGTAGAGCCGGGTTGATGTAGTCGTAGCCCTCGATCCAACCACCCGTTCCGGTTCCGTGACCGTACTGAATGCCGATGGCGACATTGAAGCCGCTCTCGACGTGGGTGTTGTTCCACCAGATGGTGGCGCTGGTGGAGGTGACGATGACTTCGCACGTCCATGAGTCTGCGGTGATGCCGGTATCCCGGGGTGTCGCTGCGCGAAGGGCCTCCACTCCTCGCTGCGCGTATGGCTGCAGGTTGGAGTAGAGATCCCCTCGCATCATCTTGGCTAGGAACGCCTCTGTGCGGTGGGTGTCACCGGTCACGGTAATGCTGATCATGGCGCTCCTTTCTGCTACGGCGGCGGGGCGTGGTAGTCGAGCTCGACCCGAACGATGCCATGAACGCTGGCGTATCCGGAGACGTTTCCGCCGTAGTACTCAGCCGGCAAGCCGAACGGAGTACCCGCATCTGCGCCACCACCCCAGCCACTGTCGTTGCCTGACTTTGCTCCACCAGGCGCGGTGTATGTGGCGCTACTTCCAGCCCCTCCACCCGTGGATGGATCGAGATCGAACTCGAAGCCCGGACGTCCGCCACCGCCACCCTTGCCGCCACCGATGACAGGATATGTCCCGCCGGCGACGTAGGTACCCGCGGTAGCGGTTGTCGCACCCGTCTGATCGGAGGTAGAGTGGGTGTCGTAGAAGTAGAGACCGACGTCTCCGCCGACTCCACCAGCACCTAGACCCGCACTGTTGCTGCCACCAGCTCCGCCGACGGCTCCCTGGAAGTTTCCGCTCGAAGAGGTTCCGTCCCAGTCACCACCGACTCCACCCTTGCCACCGTAGGCGATCCAGGAGTAGAAGCTGCTGTTCCCACCGTCTGTTCCGTTGGGTGCCTTGGCGTTGTTGGCGCCATCCGCTGCCGAAGCAGAGGGGGTTGCCCCGACTATGACGGTCACGGTGTCGTTCAGGTCGATCAGGTTGCCGGAGAGATGGAGTGAACCACCACCGCCACCTGCAGAACGACCCGAGAGAATAGAGCCGTTGTAGTTCTTGGCCCTCCCGCTCTTGCCTCCCGCTGCGCCGACCATGAAGACCTTGAATGTCTTGACCCCGGCCTGCTTGTGCATCGAGAAATCCAAGACTTGGACATCGCCAGCAGTGGTGAACTTCCAACTCTTCTGCACTTGTGAGGGTTGCAAACGCATCAGCGTCCGCATCACTTGAAGTCAGCTCCCATGAGGCCCGCGAGCCAGTTGGTGCCGTCGTACAGGAACACGATGAGGTCGATCGCGTTGGGCGTCAGGGTGACCGGGACCGAACCCAGCGACTTCTTGAAGCCGGTGAGTGTGAAGGTCCGCCCGCCCGTTGCGTCCTGCTGCAGACGCAGCACGAACTGGGTGTTCGCCCTCGGCGCCGACGGAAGGTCGGCGATGTTGAGTGTGACGTTGCCCGTTGCGGTGACCTTCACCATCGCGTTGAGGATGTTGTCGATGTTGAGCGCCGGCGTGAGGTCGATGACGCCACTGACGTTGCCCAGATTGAGAACGGTGCCGGCGACAGCCGGGGGAAGCGACGTTGCGATCTGAGCGGCGACCTGGGACGTGAGAATCCCGGTCACAATGCTCGTGAAATCGCCCGCGTCGATCGTGGAACCGTTCTGACGGGTGAGGATCAGATGGCCGGAGCCGTTGATCGCACCTGAGACAACGGATTGCCCCAGGATATCGTTCGCGTGTGCTGCGGTAATGCCCGTGAATGCGGCCATGGTGTCTCCTTATCAGGTCTCGATGATGACGAGGGTAGATCCGCCATCCGAGATGGTGTAGGTGCCATCGCCGTTGTCGGTTCCGTTGACGTTCTTCTGGTTGAACGAGATCTCGTCGATCTCCTCGAGGTTGTCGCCCGCGCCCACGACGGTGTAGG